ACATACGCAAACTCATCAAGAAATATAATATTATAAGAACCACCACGAACCGCACTAGCTGAAGTAGAAGACGCCAATATTTTACTACCATTTTCAAGTTCTAAACTTCCTTTGTTCCATGACATAACTCCTTGTTGTAACCACTTAGGTAAATGTTCATATGCAAGTTGTAGTCTACTTAATAAATCTCTTGCGGTTGCAGCTTTGTTTGCAAGTATAGCAATATTAACACTTGGATTAAATAGAGCATAGTGTAATAGATAAGATACCATAACAGTAGATTTACCAGACTGTCTAGGTAGTTTACAGATAGTAAAACGATTACTATGAAATGTACCAACCATTTCTTTTTGAAAAGAATACATATTAAATGGTACTAGGCCTTCATCAAGAGAAATAATTTTTACATAGTTTTGTATAAAATATATTGGGTCTTCCATACAAAGAGTATATTCTTGAAGTTGTTTCTTTGTCCAAGATTGTTGTACGTTTGCTTTTTTAAGATTCGGATTACCTAGATAGGTAGCATCAACCATCAGTTTTACCTTTTAACATTTTTTGTAATTCAGCAGTAGAACCTACGAATAATGCATTAGTAACATTTTTAGGAGCAGTGTTTGGTACTTCTTTAAGTCTCTTCATTTTTTCTTGAAGATCACCTAGTTTCTCTGCAACTTCTGCAACCTGTTTGATAAGATTTCCAGCAACTTCATATCCTCTTGGATGCTCACCTTCTTTTGCGAGCTCAAGTATTCCATCAATTGCTGTTGAACCTTTCTCTACCAAAGTATGAAAAGTATCTCTTTGAAGACGATAATCTTTTTCAATATCATCATATTCTTCAGTGTTGTTTTCAACTACGGCTGGTAAAACTTCAGTATATTCTTTAGAGTTCCAAGGTTCCTTTTGTAATGTCTGAACATTACTAGCAACCCCAAGAGCTTTATTCAATTCTTTTAGGGGATCAACCATTATATTTTCTACTTGTCTGTACCTGTTACTGGATCAAAATTCTTTGCATCTTCAAAGAAAGAAGTTGTTTCGTTGAAACCAAAATCATCATCTGCATCAGCAGTAGTAGGATTTGGTGTAACTGTGTATCTCTGTTCTCTTTTAGGAGCAGTATCTTGAAGATCAGTATACTGGTCAACCTGTACTGTTTTGATAACAGCTTGAGAAGTAACAGGGCCATAGAGATAAAACTTTGCAGTAAAATCTAAAGTGTAAATTAATGCCCGGCGTGTTTCAAAATCCCCTTGATAATTATCTTCATATGCAACACTATTTAATATGATAGGTACATCTCTTTTAATTCCCATATCTGCCATATCATTAATAGTAAGAGTATAGTCTGGTTGAAAGTATGGAAGAATCTGTTCAATAATTTGTAAAGAGTCATCAGATTCTTTTGCCATAACATATAACTGTATATTTAAATTATAAGGAACAGGCATATACTGAGAATCAAGACGATCATCTTTTGCACTTTTAACTTTTTTAAATTTCTGAACTCTATTCAGTTTTCTATTAGGGTCATACTGTAGATTTTGTATCTCAAAACCAATACGAGGAAGAGTAATAGCAACTGTCTTTGATAGGTCAGCATCTTCATTTAAACGAGTAAGCCATTTCTGTCTCGGCCCGTAAGCAAGAGGAACCTTCATTGATTGTTTTATGTTACCATCATTGTCCTTACGAACAAGTTGGATATTATTAAAAGTTGTCCCAAAAGCAATAATAACTTTTCTTATGCTTTCATGATAAAATTGTTGACCTAACATTACGAATACTCCTTATTAATTATTAACTAACTGCGGCACTAAATGGTGTTGCTGGGTTTGCACCAGTAGGTGTACGCATCTGACCCTCTACGTGCCATAAATTAGCGGCTATATCAATTAATGTAAGTGTATCACTAACCTGTCCACCTTGTGTACCGCCGTTTAATGTAATTGTATCAGAGGTAGAGGCAGTTCCGAATATTGTTTGTGCAGTGCCATCTAAATCCATATTTTTAATAGTACCATTAATTACGTTATCAGCATCTGGACATTGTATCTTGTATGTGTTTGATCCCATAGTAACAGTTACGATAAATTTATATACGTGTCCTGTTCCAGTTGCGTCTGGAAGAGTTAATACAACATCTGCGTTACCACCAACTTCGCCTAGTAACAAAACTCTACCAGCGTGTTCTGCTGAAGTAATAGCATCAGTTGCTACAAAAGTGTGTATTGCTTGACTGAAAGAACCAGTTAAATTTGTTAGTCCAGAGAATGTAGCTGCAACACCAACAACATTACCATCTGCGTCAACAGTAAAGTCATCATTAGTGTTAATACCACCATCTAAACTAGAAAGACCACTGGCACCAACAGTAGCAGCAGCTAATCCTGTTGCAGTTAATAAACCACTACTACTATTAAAGGTTAGGTTAGTACCACTCTTTGGAGGTAAGTCTCCAGTTGCGGCAGTTGCAAATAATGGGAAACAAGTAGTATCACTCGACTCATCTGCAACAGTAACGGCAGTAGCAATATCAGCTGTACCTGTAACATCACCAGTTATATCACCAACAAATGCAGTTGATGTGACACTAGTTGCGCCAGTAACCACACCAGCGTCAATTATAATCGCACCGTCAAGTACAATCTGTTGACCACTAAGAGGTGTAATTAATAAATCAGTACCAGCAGTAGAACTTAATGTATTACCATTAAGATTAAGATTGTCTATTTGAAGTGCAGTAAGAGTTCCTACTGAAGTAATATTTGTTTGAGCTGCACCTGTAACAGTTGCGGCTGTACCAGATGCGTTACCTGTCACGTTTCCTGTTAAAGCACCTACAAATGCAGTTGATGTAATACTTGTTGCACCAGTAACCACTCCAGCATCAATTATAATCGCGCCGTCAAGAACAATTTGTTGTCCACCTAGTGGTGTAATTAACAAGTCAGTTCCAGCGGTTGAACTTAATGTATTACCATTGATATTAAGATTATCTACTTGTAATGCAGTAAGAGTTCCTACTGAAGTAATAGCAGTTTGAGCCGCACCAGTAACAGTTGCGGCTGTACCAGAAGCATTACCTGTCACGTTTCCTGTTAAAGCACCAGCAAATAATGTTGCAGTCAACAATCCACTACTACTGTTAAAAGTTAAATTAGTACCACTCTTAGGTGGTAAATCTCCTGTTGCAGCTGTTGTAAATAATGGGAAACAAGTTGTGTCAGATGATTCGTCTGCTACTGTAACAGCAGTACCAACAGATGCTAATGCAACTGCGATATTTGCAGAACCATCAAAACTAGTTCCACCAATAGTTCTTGCAGTCGCAAGAGCTGTAGCAGTTGCAGAAAGTGCTACTGCGATATTTGCAGAACCATTAAAACTTGTTCCACCAATAGTTCTGGCAGTTGCAAGTGTAGTTGCTGTATCTGCATTACCTGTCACATCGCCAGTTATATCACCAACAAATGCTGTTGATGTGATGCTTGTTGCACCAGTAACTACTCCAGCATCAATTATAATCGCACCGTCAAGGACAATCTGTTGTCCTGACACTGGTGTAATATTTAAGTCAGTACCAGCAGTTGTACTTAATGTGTTACCATTAAGATTAAGATTATCTATTTGAAGTGCGGTTAATGTACCAAGAGATGTTACGTTGGTTTGTGCTGCTGTAGCAAGAAGGCCAGTGATTGTTCCTGTTGTTGTTAGATTTTCATTACCGAAAGAAATTGCACCAGAACTATCTGTAATAGAACCAGCAGCTAATGCGAGAGTTCCACCATTAAGAGTAGTGCCGTTTACTGTTGTTGTAGCAAGAGTTGTGATTGTTGCTGATGTTTGTGTTCCACCTACTACACCTGTAATTGTTGGAGCAGTTAAAGTAACTACTGAAGCAGTTGCACTAATACCACTACTCAAAGACGATGTATCTCCAATTAGAGTATAAATCTCTAAGAAGTTATCATTAATTTTATCTGCGGCTGCGCGTAAGGTATCACCTGTACCATCATTCGCGTTACCACCCAATCCAAGGACTTGATTTGCCATCTACATTCTCCTAATTCTATTTATAATCATGTAGGATCACCAAATGGATTAGATTCTGTAAAGTCTAAAACTGTATCATCTAATGTATCAAACAATTCGTTTTGTGCAGTCTTGTCATTTGTGTTATCCCCAAGACTTCTTGCTTCTTCTTGTAGTAGATACTCTGCATTACCAGTATCAGCAGAATTTTCAAGTATAATACTTTCTCCAGAAGAAGATGAATCGGTACTAACTATTGTAGTATCTGTCGTAACATTATTTACATCAATTGTATACAGTTCACTATCAATAGATAATGATTGACCTACTTCAGTTTCTTGTTCTAGAGTAAACTGATACTCAAGTTGGTTGAGACTTAAAGCATCCTCAATCGCATCAATCGTATCTATACCAGTATTAAGTTCTTCAGAAGCATAATCAAACAGACGGCATCTTAATTTATATACAGGATTATTGTCCAGTTGAAAGAAAGGCTCATCGTGATCTACAAAATTAACTTGAAACATTTTATTTAGTATTGGATGATAAATTGCATCACCCTCAAAAGGACGATCCGAATCTGTTGCATCTGTTTCTGATATAATGTAGAAATCACTTCCCTCTAAGTCTGTAGCTGTTAATGCAAGTGTTCCTGCTTCTAGAAGAACAGAACCACCCTCTTCTTCATCAGTTCCAGACTCTATGGTAATCTGTTTTGTAAGTTCTTGAAATCTTAATTTGTTTACTACAAAGGTTGCTTCACTTAAATTCTGTAAACCAAACTGATTCATTATCTCTCGTTCACCAGCAAAACCACCGTCTGCATTTTCCATATACATTTCTATTTTTGCAGCGTCTTTAAATTTAGAAAGAGTGTCTCCACCAAGAATAGAGTCTTCTGCAACAATAGTACGATCCATATAGAAAACGTCATGACCATGTATCTGAATTGCCTCGGCAACTAAGTTTGAGTATAAACTTTGTTCTGTTGATATTGCGGCAACATTACTGGTATGAAAAAATGCATTTACAGCCATACTATTATCCTACCATATAACTAACTGGTAATTCAAATGCTAATTGAATTTGATCCTCTAGTTTCTGTTGCTCCTCTATTGCTTGTGAGTATATTGTTTCACCGTTCATGGTAACACCACCCAACATTGCAACACCACTAAACTTAGATAAGTTAGCTCCCCACTGTCCTTTTATTAATGCAGTTGCATACCTTTTAAGGTATATGTCATCAAATATATCAGTGTATGATGTAGGGTCAACTTTTCGATAGCACTCTATTATTATATGCTCAGTATCAGGAACTATCTTATTTTCCCAATCCATATCTATATAAAGACGGTTTTGGTGTTGATTAAAACGTATAGGTGTTTCTCCAACAAGAATATGTTCAAGGAAATCTAAATTCTGCATCTGTAACTGATAGTTCATAACAGATGTAGATGAAAAATCATAAAGGTCATTTAATCTGAGCTGATAACGAACATCAAATAAACTTCCACCACCACCTGTATCAGTTAAGGGAAATACTCTTAAAACGGAAACTACAGATTGAGGTACAGGAATCCAATTATTACCTTCTTTCCATGTAGAGGTTACAGTTGCATCCACTGAATCAGTTGCTGTAGTTGATGTGTTTGATCTTGCTCGTGTAACGTCAGCAGCAGTTATAAGATGTTTAAGATACATCTTCTCAATACCGTCATAATGATACTGTGCAAAATACTGCAAGGCTTCATCTATACGATCATCTACTTGGTCATCTGATACGTTGATATCTATAACTCCAGAACCAAGAGCTCTAAGACAGTAATTTTTAAAAGTTTCTTTAGTAGAAGGTATAGCCATAGAATTAATTCCTTTCTACATATTTATAAGAGTAACTACTCTACTATATAATAACTTAAATCTTATCCAGAAACTTTATTTACATATTCAATAACAAAACCTCTAGAAGCTGGGTATTCAGAATTTACTTTTTCTCTAAGGTGTTTTTCACTGTCAGCTACCCGTTCGAAATATATTACATTTTCCCAATCTGGAGAGATATTACTAAATTTAGACATTTCTTTGCCTGCTCTAAGCGTTTCTCTAACAATAGTATTAAAGACTCCAACCTCGTAAATTTTCATATTAGCAAACCTTTTCTACACAACGATTAATCCAAATAGAATACACTAAGATTCCTGCAGCTGCAAATACAAGAATTACCTTTCCAAACTCAATCATATAATTAAAAGCTTTGTCCCATTTTTCATCACTTTTTTCTTTACTTCTTTTAGCCTTTTCTTTAGATTTATCTTCAGCAATTTTCTTTTCTGCTAATCGTTTTTCTCTTTCATCTGTAATGAGTTCAAAAGTTCCAAGGCCCCACTTTCTATCTATCTCTCTACCCAAGTTACGTAGTGCTATTTCATTTTGTTTTTTTACCAATATGTCGTTAGCTACAGAACTAATAGAAGTTTCATCGTCATAATCTGCATCACCAGCTTTCATACGTAGCAGCTGCTGCATTCTAGTTGTAGGTTTCTTATGTTTTACCTTAACAGGTTTACCTTCTTGTGCATGGAATAAATTATCGAGAGCCCCAGCTATATCTTTTACCTCGACGGCTTTATCAATCAACATTTTTGCAGAGCTTATAGCAATACCTATGGTGATTGGATCAACCATCTACTTAAACAATCGGATACTTAATAATAACAACACCAGAACCAAGAGCTCTAAGACAGTAATTTTTAAAAGTTTCTTTAGTAGAAGGTATAGCCATAGAAATAATTCCTTTCTACATATTTATAAGAGTAACTATTCTATTAATCAATTGCCCTATCCATTTTACTTGTACTTATATCGCATACTTAATAATAACAATACCAGAACCGCCAGCCGCACCCGCCTTACTTCCAGAACTACCCCCGCCTCCACCGCCTCCAGTGTTAACTGTTCCAGCAACAGCGTTATCTTGTGTGTTTTGTCCTCCAGCACCACCTCCTCCGTTTCCTCCGGCTGCGGCTGTTACATTACCATTAATGCCTCCACCGCCACCACCGCTACGAAAAATTGAAACGCCAGTTATACTTGAAGCAATACCTACACCACCTGCTCCCCCTGCGCTACTAGTAGCTACACCGCCTACTGCACCTGCTCCACCGCCACCTGAAGCTCCATTAATTTCATCACCGACAAATCCAACACCGCCAGCGTTGCCCTGTCCCGCTGTTCCCGCACCAGCCGCTGCTGCACTGCCTGAAGAAGTATTTGATCCACCACCTCCAGAGCCGCCAGCCGCTCCTGTAGAATTTCCTCCACCTGCGCTAATGTAAGTACCTCCTCCACCACCTCCAATTGATGTAATTCCATTGAAGACTGAGTTACTACCGTTTGCACCTCGATTATTTGATCCTCCTGCTGATCCAGCACCTCCAGCACCCACTGTAACAGCATGGGTTTGCAAAGCAGTTGCTAATCCAGTTGCTGTTCTAAACCCGCCAGCACCACCGCCACCGCCATGTTGCTCCGCACCTCCACCGCCACCAGCAACAACTAGATACTCAACACTAATTGCAGCAATAGGTATAAAAATTCCGCTAGATGTAAAGATATGTACAAAAAAATTACCAACTCTTAGGATTTGATTTCCACCATGGGCTTGAGCGTATGGTGGAACTGCACCAGCACGCGCTTGATTAGCACCGCCATCCGTCATCGGCTGTATGCCAAAAGCAAAATACAAATATCTTACATAGTTTGTGTTTGTAGAGTTGTTTCCAGTTCCAGCAGTTCTAAATTTAACACCGTTGGATAAAAAATCTAACATTCCATCTGATGTAGATGTGCTGTTAGCGTACGGCTCTTCCCAATATTGCCTTACGCCACTTGGATTGTAACCTAACAATGGACGATACATTGCTAAGTAACTATCTCCAACACCTGGCGGCTTAGAAACTATGAGTTGTGGAGAGCCTCCTAAATTTACCCTATCTCCATCGGTGCTTTGATTTCCAGTATGTTGTCCAAACGAATACGGCCCTGAGTTTGCCCAAGCGTAGCAAATCATTAATTTGGTATTTTCATTTGTTTCGTTTACAGTTCCAACCGTAAATTGAGTAGCTGTTGGAGTTGTGTCGTTAAAATATGTGGCATCATCCGCTTTAGCAGTAGCGTCATTAGATATTATATAATGAGTATTTCCAAGTGATTCGTGATAAATTACACCATCTCTGGATGCAGTATTTAAATTTTTAATGTACATAAATCCCGGCACAGAATTTAAAGTAGAAGCAAAACTAATATTTCTTGCTGTATCATTTCCTGTAAAAGCTGTAATTTGAAAAAATGCTCCTACATAAAAACATTCTAAAAGAAAAGTTCCAGATGGCAAATCACTGGGCATGGTAAATGTTGTGCCTGTAAGATTTTGATCATCGTATGTTGAAGTATCTTGAACGTCAGGCTCATTCCAAACTAAAGCTTTATTTACTCCTCTAACAGTATCAAACATTATCCAATCTGTTGTAGCGTCAGTTTCTTTAATACGAACCATTGCCCCACCACTAACCGTCTTAGGAAGAGGAACAAGAGTAGTTGATCCATTAGTATGGACTATACCAGCTTTAATAAAGTATTCATCTTCATAATTAATTGGGTCTGGCTCTGGTAGGTTGGATGTATTCCATGATTCAAAACCTGACGGAGGAGTATATGCAAATGCCGTAGCACCAAAGTTAAATGTAACTTTATTAGGATCAGCGTCTATATCCTTAATTGTTGCAGCAGGAGCTAATGTTCCTGTTACACTAGTAAATATTGGATTTGACCCTGCTGCCGGATCACCACTAGAAAACCACGTGTTGTTTTTGCCAAACCATATTTTACCAGCATCTAAATCTAATGCAAATTGTAAAATGTCATTAGCTGATAACGAACCCGCAATATTAG